TACTAACAGTGATGGAACAAAGGGCTAAAGTTATGGGTAAGAGCCAGGTTGCATCGATTGCTAAGAAAGGAAAAGATGCAATTAGAAACAGTCGTAAACAAACTACTTAAATTTTTAAGAAATAGATTGGATAATTTATCTATGTCGGTCACATCCGGTGGTGTTGACAACATGGAGAATTACAAGTATATAATAGGACAGATAAACGCCTATGAGGCAACACTACAGGAAATCTCTAACCTGCTAGAAGATAAGGAGCAAAATGAAGGAACAGTCATCGA